AGTCAACACTACATCGGTACAGGCTGCTGCTGAAGAGGCTTGTTATAATAACAGAGCACCTCAATTTTCAACTTACATAACACAGGCCTTGGGTCTAACACAACGTTCTCAAAATGAATTTGCTGATGATATCAAACGCAAATTCCCGACAAACCAACAATTACAAACCCTTATTTATATTCTTTCATACGTAAGGACCTATTCAACTCCAGGAAAACAGGGTGGTAATTTCCAATCTGCAAATTGGAATTTCGCTGATATCACATTGGATAAATCCTTACCTGGTAACAGCGTACAAAACATACAACAAGGATTTTACACTTGTAAAAAAGTTCAAACAGCAGACGGAAAAGGGTTGTCATTGCCAACGGCTAGATTTGTCTCGGAGGACAAGTATTTGGATTTTATGGGGGCACTTTTGACTGCAAGAGTTTCACAAATCGTTCAAGGTTATATTATACAATATTATTGTACAGAGTTTCCATCATCGAATATAAGTCTTGAGTATTATCAGAAAAACCAACAATCAATAGATAATAGATTCAAAACAATTTTTGAACAAGCCGTTGACAGTGCCAAATCATTAGGTTTCAAAACAGATTTCCCTGTTTTACCGCCTTCACAATCAGGTACTACTAACAACTTAAATACCACAACTGCAGCACCATTATGTCCTTCAACCACATTAACATCTGTTACACCATCTGACGGTAAGCCAGGTACAATAGTTACCTTAGATGGTACGTACATGGAGTATATAAGAACAATAGAAATCGGAGGAGTTCCTTCTAATCTATGGACAAGAGCCGAACCTTCTACATACCAATTAGTTTCATCGACAAGGGTTAAGTTTTCTATTCCATCAATTCCATCGATAACTACACCAACGAATTTGAACATAAGAGCGATAACAACCACAAGTGGTCCTAATGGAATAATACTCCCAATAACCTTCACCTTTATCCCAAGTTAATATATTTATATAAAAAGTATTTTATGGACTTGAAATCAAAATTGAATGCTTATTTAGGAAAAAACATTAGGTATTCAGAGCAAGACAACGGTGATGGAACGAGAGAAGTTTGTGACTTAGATACAGGTGAGTGTTACGTTGTGAGAGACAGAGATGGTCTTATTGAAAGAGCCGGCCACCAACACATGGCAAATAGAAAAGTTAAAGTTGAAACCGTTCACGGTATAAAACAATTATTAAACGGTTAATCAAATGAGTTTAGATAAGAAAATTTTAAGTGAAATCGAAAGATATAGAAACATTAACAAATATATAATGGAACAAGATGCTGTAGCAGACCCATTGGCGGCACCTCCACCACCCGCACCAGCACCTGACGCGGCTGTACCAGAAGCACCAGCTCCAGCGGCGCCAGCCCCTGAAGCACCTAAGGCAGAACCATTAGATGTTGAGGCTGACCCTGATGTAGAAAAAATTGATGATGAAGGAAAATCAGAGGAGAAGAAGGGAGATGAAACTGAAGAACTTGATGTGACAGAACTTGTTACTTCTCAAAAAAATGTTGAACAAAAACAAGAGGAGTATTTTGATACATTATTTAACCAGCTCGGTAACTTGGAAAAGAAACTTGGGGAAATGGACCAAATAATGAACAAACTCAATAGTTTGGAAAATAAGATTGAGAGATACAGAGAAAAAACTCCACAAGAGAAGTTAGAGTTGAGAACTTATGACTCATATCCTTATAACCAAAAACTATCCGATTTTTTTGACGACAAGAAAGAAGAGATGGAAAAAACAGGAAAACATGATTATATTTTAACTTCGGACCAAGTGGTTGATATGAATGTGAATGATGTTAAAAACTCATTCCAACCAGGACAAAATCCGACAGATAATTTTGAATTCAAAAGATAATAAAAGGGACTGAAAAGTCCCTTTTCAATTTGACATATAGGGTAAACCCAATTATATTTAATAAACAATCTAAATTTTAAACTATGAGTAATGTATTAGACGCCGTATTGGCACAGTATGAAAAATCACAACAAGGGGGCGGGGCCCAATCAAGAATGTCGCAAGACGAAAGAATGAAAAAGTATTTCGCTTTAATCCTTGGTGATAAAGAGAAATCAGGTCAGAGAAGAGTAAGAATTCTTCCTACCGCAGATGGCTCCTCACCATTCAAAGAGGCTTGGTATCACGAAATCCAAGTAGGTGGTCAATGGCAAAAATTCTATGACCCAGGAAAAAATGACAACGAACGTTCACCTTTGAATGAGGTTTACGAAGAGTTGATGTCAACAGGAAAAGAATCCGATAAAGAGTTGGCAAAACAGTACAAGTCACGCAAGTTCTACATCGTGAAAGTTATCGATAGAGATAACGAAACGGACGGACCAAAGTTTTGGAGATTTAAACACAACTACAAAAACGAAGGTATCTTAGACAAAATTATTCCAATTTGGAGAAACAAAGGTGATATCACGGATGCAGAGAAAGGTCGTGACCTTATTATTGAACTTGCTAAATCTAAAACTCCAAAAGGTAAGGAATACACTACAGTTTCAGCTATTATGTATGATGACCCATCTCCCGTTTCTGCAGACGCAGACCAAGCGAAAGAGTGGTTATCAGATGAATTGAGTTGGACTGATGTTTACAGTAAAAAACCTGTTGAGTACTTAGAAGCAATCGCTGAGGGTAAAACACCTAAGTGGGATAACGAAAAAGGTGGATATGTTTATGGTGACGATGAAGTTTCTGAAACCTCTATGGGTGGAAGTAAACCTTCAAAAACCGTAGACCCACAAGCAGACGCAGCAGCTGATGAAGATTTACCATTCTAATTTATAACCAAGGGCGGTGATGAACCGCCCTTAATTTTATTTTATGAGTTTCAAAGTACAAGAACAACCAAAAAAAATCTACGAAGCAGTTACCTTCGAATTTAAATTGGAAGATGGAGATGGAAAAGTTTATCATTTGAGAAAATGGGAAGATGGTAATGGTGGGGGATTTTATATTAACAACAATGGAACTTGGGAAGATTTTTACCCCGAAGACGACCTACTTGATTTCATTGATTACGACTTAGACTTTTAACTATGGCAATTAAGAAAAACGATTTTAGTAATTTAAAAAAGAAGTTTTCCACTTCTGCAAAATATAAACCTCAAAGGTTCCTTGATTTAGGTCAAGACTTTTTAGATGCAGTTGGACTTCCTGGGCCAGCGATTGGACACATTAATATGTTCCTTGGTCACTCCGACACAGGTAAAACAACTGCAGCAATCAAAGCCGCAGTGGATGCTCAAAGGAAAGAAATTCTTCCAGTCTTCATCATTACCGAACAAAAGTGGAGTTTTGACCACGCAAAACTTATGGGTTTCCAATGTGAGGAAGTAGTAGATACCGAGACAGGAGAAATGGATTGGGATGGGTTTTTCTTATTCAACAATAACTTTAGTTATATCGAACAAATTACAGACTATATAAATCAACTTTTGGATGCTCAGGAAAAAGGGGAATTGAATTATAGTCTTTGTTTTATTTGGGACTCTGTTGGTTCTGTACCATGTAAGATGACATATGAAGGTAAAGGTGGTAAACAACACAACGCTTCAGTTCTGTCAGATAAGATTGGTATGGGAATTAATCAAAGAATTTCAGGTTCTAGAAAAGCAGATACCGACTACGAAAACACACTTATTATAATCAATCAACCGTGGGTCGAACTTCCTGATAATCCATTTGGACAACCAAAAATCAAAGCGAAGGGTGGAGAATCCGTTTGGTTGAACTCATCCCTTGTATTTTTGTTTGGAAATCAAAAAGGTGCTGGTACAACAAAGATTACTGCCACCAAAGACAAAAGAACTGTAAAGTTTGCAGTCAGAAGTAAAATTTCAGTGATGAAAAACCATATCAATGGGCTTGGATATGATGATGGAAGAATTATTGTAACACCACACGGATTTTTGGCGGGTAAAGATTCTGCAGAGGAAAAAACTTCTATTGAGGCATATAAAAAAGAATATGCTGATTATTGGAAAGATATTATAGGTGCTGAAGGCGATTTTACATTGACAGAAGAAAAAGAAGATTGAGTAACCCTTAAAAGAGGTTTGTGACAAAAACACTACTTGTCGACGGAGACAATTTATTTAAAATAGGATTTCACGGGGTTAAGGACCTTTTTACGGACGGTTCTCACATAGGTGGAGTATATCACTTCATCAATACACTTAGACGATTCTTGGAGGAGCACAATCACGATAAAGTGGTTGTATTTTGGGACGGCGACTCAAACTCATCAATAAGAAAATCTTTATACCCACAATATAAGGCGAATAGAAGGCAGGATATGAACGAGTACAAGTACGAGTCATACCTCCAACAAAAATCTCGAGTTAAACAATACCTCGAGGAGATATTCGTACGCCAAGTTGAGATGATTAACAACGAGGCTGATGATTTAATTGCTCACTACTGTAAAGTCGCAAAAGATGAGGACATAATAATCTTCTCAGCAGACAAAGACTTAACTCAACTCATATCTGAAAGAGTTACCATATATTCTCCAATCTCAAAACAATACTTTAAGAATGGGGATATGATAACAATCAACAAAGTTGAGATACCACATTATAACGTTTTACTTACCAAAGTTTTCACAGGAGACAAGTCCGACAATATCGATGGTATTGAAGGATTAGGGGAAAAAACTTTATTAAAATTCTTCCCTGTTTTGCAGGAAATACCTTGTACTATGGACGAATTACTCGATATTGCACGAAATAACGAGCAAAAGAAAAAACCAAAAGCCCTTGAGAATATTTTGACTGGTAAGACAAAAAATGGTATACTTGGTGAGGAGTTCTACAACACAAACATGAAGATTGTAGACCTTGGGAATCCACTTATTACCGATGAAGGTAAAGAACTTGTCGAACAAATATACACAGACACAATTGACCCTACAGACAGAGGATACAAAAACCTAATGAGACTTATGATGGAAGATGGTCTCTTCAAATATCTTCCAAAAAACGATGAAGCTTGGGTAAACTTCCTAAGACCATTTATGAAATTAACAAGAAAAGAAAAACGAAAGAAATGATAGACTACACTTTATCAGACAAACTAAAAGTCCAATATAGAAATGCAAAACCTTTTCCGTATATTGTGATTGATAATTTTCTACCCGAGTTTTTACTAAAAAGTTGTTTAGAAGAAATTAAAAAACACAAAAAATGGTTTTCTAACGAAGAGGAATGGGTTGAAGAATTTCAAAAAAACAAACTATATTATCCGTCAGGGATTACGGATATGGAAGAATTTAAACAGAATCTTCCAATTACTAATATGGTTACAGATTATATGAACTCTAAACCATTTATTAAATTTTTAGAAAATCTAACAGGGTTTGAAAAATTATATAGAGACCCTATAATGTTGGGAGGGGGAATACATAAAATAAATAAAGGGGGTAAGTTATCCATCCACATTGATTATAACCAACACCCTGGTCAAAAATGGAAACGTAACTTAAACGTACTACTTTATTTAAATGAAAATTGGGAGAAAGAATGGGGTGGTAACTTGGAGTTATGGGGTGGGAACCCTTGGAAGAAAGAAATTGAGGTCGAACCTATATTCAACAGAGCGGTTATCTTTTCTATTGAAGATGCACCTCACGGACATCCAATACCATTAAACACTCCTGATGACGTGTCAAGATATTCGTTGGCACTTTATTATTTCACCGATGAAGAAGTGAAAGACAAACACACAGTTATCTTCTACAGAGATGAAGAATTGGGAATAAAAGAAACAGACAATTTATTTAAATTTTAAGAAAAACGAAACACTAAAAACAAATGAAAAACATGAAAGAACAAGAAATCACCAAGATGGAGTTTCTTTTGACTCTCAACGAAAACATTGTAGTACAAAGATACTTCAATGTTAAAGGTTACAATCCTGATGCGAAAAGCTCAATTGAGTTTTATGAGTTTATCAAAGACCTTAAAGATGAGCTTCACTACTACCTCAAAATGAAAACGGTTGTTTATATGATGGACAACATGGAAGCAATCAAACATGACTCAAAAATCATGGAAACTTCTTTCACTGATGGACCTGAAGTATTCAACATTTATGTTAAAGTGGGAGACCAGACAATTTGTCATAGAATTTTTGATGGTAAAATTTTTCCTCCGAAAGTTCGTTATACGGTGGACGTAAGACCATATTTGAAAGATGTTTTGAAAAGTTTGACTGACATTTTTTCATCTGAAGAATTAAATTATCAATACTGCGAATTTGATTTGAGGGACTAATATTTAATAAATAGAGGGGATATATTTCGGAGTTATGAATAAGAATTTTGACTACTTAGGCAACACATTTCAGATACAATTACTGAACCAAATTATAGAAGATAAAGACTTCGCTTCATCCATTATGGATGTTATTGAGAGTTCTTACTTCGATAACAAGTATTTCAAAATTATTATTCAATTAATCAAAGAGTATTATAAAAAGTTTGAGGCTACTCCGAATTTTGAAACTTTGGAACAACTTATCAGAGCCGAAGTTACACAAGAATTTGTTGCAAAGATAGTTCTCGACACACTCAAACAAGTCAAAGACGCACCATTCGAAGGTTCACAGTTTGTCCAAGAAAAAGCACTCAAGTTTTGTAAACAACAAGAGCTTCAGAAGGCTATGGACAAAGCCCAAAAAATTATCACAGAGGGTGACTTTGAGTCTTACGATAAAGTGGAAGGTTTAGTCCGTGAAGCTTTACAGGTGGGAGAAGTTGAGAAAAATGTCTCTGATATCTTTACGGGTTTGGAAACAGTATTGGAAGAAGACTATAGACACCCAATTCCTATGGGAGTTGCTGGTATTGACAAACTATTAAAGGGTGGATTAGCCAAAGGTGAAATTGGGGTCATACTTGCACCCACAGGTGTTGGTAAGACCACAATTTTAACCAAGATTGCCAACACCGCTTTCAATATGGGATATAATGTTCTTCAAATTTTCTTTGAGGACAATCCGAAAATAGTTCAAAGAAAACACTTCACGATTTGGACTGGTATTGCACCCGACGAGTTAGCTAATCATAAAGAAGAGGTAATGTCCAAAATTGTCGAGATACAAGAGACGATGAAAAACAAACTTGTCTTGAAGAAACTTGCCTCTGATTCGGTGACAATGAACCAAATCAAAAATCAAGTTAGAAAGATGATAGCTGACGGAACTAAAATCGATTTGATTTTGTTGGACTACATTGATTGTGTTCTACCTGAACAATCTGCAAAAGACGAGTGGAAAGCTGAGGGTTCTGTAATGAGAGCATTTGAAGCCATGTGTCATGAATTAAATCTTGTCGGTTGGACTGCAACTCAAGGTAACAGAAGTTCAATTTCCTCTGAAGTTGTAACTACTGACCAAATGGGCGGTTCAATTAAGAAAGCGCAAGTCGGACACGTAATCATTACAGTAGCAAAAACACTTCAACAAAAAGAGTTGAACTTAGCAACTATAGCCATCACAAAATCCCGTTTGGGTAAAGACGGAGTTGTATTTGAAAATTGTAAATTCAATAATGAACTCCTTGAGATAGATACAGAATCCTCAGTAACATTCCTTGGATTTGAAGAACAACAAGAAGAGAAAAAAAGAGATAGAGTTAGAGAGCTACTTGAAAAAAGAAAGGCTCGTGAAAATACTCAAAACAACGTGTAATTAAATATCTACTTTTTTCAAAAAAAACTTATTTTTTTTTAATTAAATTTGTGGTCGATTAGTACACGACCCGATATTTAATAAGAAAATCACCGATTTTTTTAATAAAAATATTCTACAAAAAAATTACAAAAATGGACATTTCGAACAGAATTTTATCAGAGATTACAGTGTATATGAAGTATGCAAAGTATATCCCTGAGTTGAAGAGAAGAGAGACGTGGCAAGAGCTTGTCACAAGAAACATGGAGATGCATATCAAAAAGTTTCCACAATTAGAAAATGAAATCAGAGAGAATTACATGTATGTTTACAAGAAACAAGTTCTTCCATCAATGAGGTCAATGCAGTTTGCAGGAAAACCAATTGAAATTTCACCAAACAGAATTTATAACTGTGCATATGCACCTGTTGATGATTGGAGAGTTTTTTCTGAAATTATGTTTCTATTGTTAGGTGGAACAGGTGTGGGATATTCTGTTCAAAAACATCACGTAGACGCATTACCCGAAATTAGAAAACCAAGTAAAGAAAGAGGTAGAAGATGGTTGGTTGCGGATTCTATCGAGGGATGGGCAGATGCAATTAAAGTTTTGGTTAAAACTTACTTCTTTGGTGGTTCACACATCGAATTCGATTTCAGTGATATCAGACCAAAAGGTGCGAGACTTGTTACCTCAGGTGGTAAAGCACCCGGTCCTCAACCTCTCAAAGAGTGTCTTATCAAATTAGAAGGTATTTTAGATGCAAAACAAGACGGTGACAAACTCAGACCAATTGAAGTTCATGATATGGTTTGCCATATTGCGGATGCGGTTCTTGCGGGTGGTATCAGAAGAGCGGCTTTGATTTCTTTGTTCTCAGCAACAGATGAAGAAATGATTGGTTGTAAAAGTGGTCAATGGTGGGAACACAACCCACAAAGGGGTAGGGCTAATAACTCGGCCGTTCTTATGAGACACAAGATTACAAAGGATTACTTTATGGACCTTTGGAAAAGAATTGAAGCGAGTGGTGCTGGTGAACCAGGAATTTATTTGAGTAACGATAAAGATTGGGGAACTAACCCATGTTGTGAAATTGCACTTCGTCCATTCCAATTCTGTAATCTTACGGAGGTGAATGTATCCAATGTTGTATCACAAGAAGACTATGAGGATAGAGTTAAAGCTGCAACATTCATCGGGACACTTCAAGCAGGTTATACTGATTTTCACTACCTCAGACCAATTTGGCAAAGAACAACTGAAAAAGACGCATTGATTGGAATTTCAATGACAGGTATTGGTTCAGGTGCGGTCTTAGGATTGAACATGAAATCAGCTGCTAAAGTAGTAAAAGAAGAAAACAAAAGAGTTGCTGAAATAATTGGAATAAATCCTGCAGCTAGAACAACAACAGTTAAACCAGCGGGAACAACATCTCTTACCCTTGGAACTTCATCAGGTATTCACGCTTGGCACAACGATTACTATATCAGAAGAGTGAGAGTTGGTAAGAACGAAGCAATTTACAGTCATCTTAAGAGTAATCATCCTGAATTAGTAGAAGACGAATACTTCAGACCACACGACACTGCGGTTATTGGTATTCCACAAAAATCACCAGAGGGTTCAATTCTAAGAAACGAATCACCAATTCAACTTTTAGAGAGAGTTAAAAAGGTACAACAAGAATGGATTAAACCTGGTCATAGAAGTGGCTCAAACGCTCACAACGTATCTGCAACAGTTTCAATTCGTGAACACGAATGGCCTGCAGTAGGTGAGTGGATGTGGGAAAACAAAGAGTATTATAATGGTCTTTCTGTACTACCTTATGATGGTGGAACTTATATTCAAGCACCGTTCGAAGATTGTACCAAAGAAAAGTATGACGAATTAATGGCAACACTTAAGGACGTTGATTTATCCAAAATCGTTGAAATTGACGACAATACAGATTTGAGTGGTGAAGCGGCATGTGCTGGTGGCGCTTGTGAAGTAAAATTTGTTTAATGAAAGAAAGTAAAAACGATAGTCAAAGGGAGAAGTCAAAACTTCTCCCTTCTGATTTTTACATGGAGAATGGACGAAAAGTTATGACCGAATCTTATCATTTGAGTAGGGGATACTGTTGCGGTTCAGGATGTAGACATTGTCCATTTGAACGGAAAGCAATTAAAGGGAATACAACTTTAATTAAAAAAACACCGTAGTATATTTATGTTTATGGCAGAAGGTGTTACTTATGGTTTGAAATTTCCTTTTGAGGATTCACTTAGAGGTGATTATCTTAGACTGACAGAATTTGAATCACAACAAATCAGGGCAGATTTGATTTTTCTACTTCTAACTAGAAAGGGTTCAAGATATTATTTACCTGAATTTGGAACAAGACTTTATGAGTTCATATTTGAACCTAATGACGGGTTGACCTTCCAAGCAATTGAGTCAGACATACGTGATTCAATAAATCAATTTATGCCAAATCTCCTTGTAAATCAAATAACTATTGAACCCGCAGACCAATCTGTTGAGGTTAATAGTATTAATGAACAACCCATTTCAAGTGACCCAAGACTTACGGACATTTATAGAGTACCTGGGAAAGGTACAGGAGAATATACGGCAAAAATAAAAATAGATTATTCAGTCAATGCACAAACCTTTGCACAGAGTGATTTTGTAATAATCAATATTTAAAAGAAATGGCAGATAGAAATATATCATACGCTACAAGAGACTTCGCGGCAATTAGAGTTGAGTTACAAAATTATGTAAGAACTTATTATCCCGAACTTATTCAAGATTTTAATGACGCCTCAGTATTTTCAGTATTTCTTGATTTAAACGCTGCTGTAGCTGACAATCTTAATTTTCATATTGATAGAAGTTTACAAGAGACAGTATTACAATATGCTCAACAAAAGTCTTCAATCTACAATATAGCTAGAACTTATGGTTTGAAAATACCTGGAATGAGACCATCTGTGGCTCTTGTTGATTTTTCAATCACCGTTCCAGCCTTCGGAGATAAAGAAGATGAAAGATATCTTGGAACCTTACTAAGAGGTTCACAAGTAATCGGTGCGGGTATAGTTTTTGAAAACGTGGAAGATATTGATTTCGCTTCCCCATATAATTCTCAAGGTTTCCCTAATAGATTGAAAATACCAAATTTCAATGCTAATGGAGTTTTAATCAATTACACAATAACAAAAAGAGAAGTTGTAGTAAACGGAATAACAAAAGTGTTCAAAAGAGTAATCACACCAAATGATGTTAGACCATTCTTTGAATTGTTTTTACCTGAAAAAAATGTTTTAGGTATCACAAGTGTGTTATTGAAAAATGGAACTCAGTTTACTAACTTACCGAGCACTGCAGAATTTTTAGGTTTACAAGATAGATGGTATGAAGTTGATGCATTAGCGGAAGATAGAATATTTGTAGAAGACCCAACAAAAGTTTCTGACCAACCCGGTATAAAAGTTGGTAGATACATTCAAACTCAAAATAGATTTATATCAGAGTTTACTTCAGAGGGTTTCAAGAAGTTAACGTTCGGTGGAGGTACAAATACAGCGCAAGATGCCTTAGACCAATTTACAACTTTAGGTGCAACATTGGATTTACAAAAGTATACCAACAATCTTTCTTTAGGTTCAGCACTTAGACCTAACTCTACTTTGTTTATTCAATATAGAGTTGGGGGTGGACTTAACACAAACATGGGAACAAATGTAATTAATCAAGTTGGGACTGTATCATTTTTTGTAAATGGCCCATCAGACAATACAAACACCGCAGTGGTTAATTCGTTGAGATGTAATAACGTTACAGCAGCAATTGGTGGTGCAAACATGCCAACGATTGACGAAGTAAGAAACTATGTTTCATTTAACTTCGCAGCACAAAAAAGAGCAGTCACAGTTTCAGACTATGAGTCAATAATCAGAACGATGCCAGCTCAGTTTGGAGCACCAGCAAAAGTGGCGATAACCGAAAACGACAATAAAATACTAGTTCAAATTCTTTCATACGATACATCAGGAAGATTGACTAACATTGTTTCAAATACCTTGAAACAAAATATTGCAAACTACTTGTCAAACTACAGAATGATGAATGACTATATTTCGATTTTCAGTGCTGAGGTTATTGATTTGAGTGTTGATGTTTCAATAGTTTTAGACTCGGCTCAAAACTCAGGTCAAGTTATTACCAACGTAATCGACAAAATATCTGCTTATTTTAATCCTCAAACAAGAGAACTTGGACAAAACGTATATCTTTCAGAACTAAGAAGTATAATTCAAAATACAAACGGAGTATTGACTGTTGCAAGTATCGATGTCTTCAATGAGGTAGGCGGACAATATTCATCCGCAGAGACTTCTATGGAATATTCTGACCCTGAACTCAAACAAGTTGGACCTGTTGATGATACAATATTTGCTCAACCTAACCAAATTTATCAGATAAGATTTCCGAATAAAGATATTAGAGTTTCAGTTAAGAACTTCCAATCTATTACCTTCTCTTAATCAATTTATTTTGGGGTTAATATCCCTATACTTTGATTGTGTGTTTTTACAAAATTACACAATAACTATTTATTTTAAAAGTATTGGATGGGTCAATCATATAGGATTAGAACGGAACTTGGCATCACCAAATCAATCAACGTAGAACTTGACCAAGAGTTTGAGTTTTTGGAAATATTGTCGTTGAAATTAAATCAAACAGACATCTATCTAAGAGCTTGTAGTGAGTATGGTGTGATTGTAGGTCGTCTTACAGCAAACAATGGATTGGGTCTACCAAACGCCAGAGTTTCAATCTTTATTCCAATAGAAGCAATTGATGAATCCAACCCTGTAATTTCTTCCATCTATCCATACAAATCACCTGAGGATAAAAACGAAGATGGTTATAGATACAATTTATTACCTTACGAAAAATCTTATTCCGTTCACGCAGCAACAGGAACCCTTCCTACAAGACTTGATGTATTAACAGGAAATACCGCTTTCGAAATTTACGAAAAATATTATAAGTTCACAGCCAAAACTAATGATAGTGGTGACTATATGATTATGGGTGTTCCTCTTGGAGAACAAACTGTAGTTATGGATGTCGACCTTTCTGATATCGGAGAGTTCTCTGTAACACCTCAAGATTTGATTAGAATGGGAAGGGCAACAGAAGCTCAAGTTGCTGGAAATAGATTTAGAACATCCACTGATTTAAATTCTTTACCGCAGATTGTAAGTCTTTCGAAATCTGTTGAGATTTCTCCACTTTGGGGTGAACCATCAATTTGTCAGATTGCAATTAACAGGGTTGATTTTGATTTGAGGGATGAAGCAAATATTGATATTCAACCCACCTCTGTTTTCATGGGGTCGATATATTCTACTTCGGACTCAATGAGAGTGAGACCAGATTTCAAGTTACCTTTTACAAATTTGACTATTTTGGGGCAAAGGCCGAAAGATAATTTTGGAAACTTGTGTAGTTTAGAGACAGGCACCGGTCAAATATTGGCGATAAGACAAAACATAAATTTGGATATAAGCGGAAATCCAATATTAGAGCAATACCAAATAGAACAGAACGGAAATGTCATAGACGAGAATGGTTCATGGTTATTGGAACTTCCAATGAATTTGGATTATTTCATTACAAATGAATTTGGAGAAAAAGTGATATCTTATGACCCAACTATCGGAATTCCAACCAAAGCCAAATATAGATTTAAAATTAAGTGGACACAAGCCGCGACGTTAACGGATGGGGTTAGAAGACCATATTATTTATTACCTAATGTTAAAGAATATGGATGGACAAGTCCTTCTAACGACCCAAATTTGGGCTTCAGCACATCGGCAAGAGCTAGATTAGGAAGTTCATATTATTTTGGTTTAGATTGGTCAGGGTATACAAATGGTTTTTCAACACAGGAAGCAAGTTCAAGAATAGATGAAATTATAAATTGTCAGGACACTTTTTATCAATTTGAATACAATCGAGTTTATACCCCTTCTTCATTAATAGACCAATTCAAATTTGGTGGAAGAAGTAGATTTATTGGTATTAAAGAAATTGACGATAATTCTTGTGCGGATACTGTAAATAAATTCCCTGTAAACGAAGGATTTAGGAATTTTGATTTACTCTATTTTATAGTATCAATTATATTGCAAATTTTTCAATTAATATCCGCACCACTTATTGTTGCAATACATTTCATTTTAGGTTTATGGGATTTTTTAAATGAAACGAAGGGTTTACTTCAAGCATTTCTTTTTACAGTAGCTGGTCTTTATTTAACTTTAGCAATCATAAGTTTCGTTCAGGCCGGTAATTTGGAATTTCAGGCGGCTATTGCGCCGGCGAGGGTGGACATAAATGCCGTTCAAAATGCTTTGGTGGCCTTCGCTTTAAAATTACAGGCAGCACAAGCACTTGCTCAGGGTTGGTCTTACCTGGCGTCTTTCGGTAAAACATTAGCATTTGCAATTGTTGCTACCCTTTTAGGTAGATTATTACAGGGTAAAACGGTTAAGGTATTAACCCTACCTGCAATAACATATCCTGATTGTGAAGGATGTCCATGTACAACAAGAGATGAGGGTTCAAATAATATCTCTGTTGGTTATAGTATTCTTTCATATTACTCAGGTAATTGGAATTATGGTTCACTTATTTACAGTAATATTTTAGAACCCTCGAATGTAAACCCTGATGACTTCGATATTCTTGAATTTATGTTAAGTTCTGTTTTCGCGGGAAATCCTAGCTCACAAAGAGGAAGAACCATTGATAGGTTATTGGAAGTTCAAACATATAAAACACCACAATCATTTGAAGCATTCATTCATAATCAAAGAGATAACCTTAGGCCAGGATATATTTTTACAAATTATCTACCCTACGGTGAAAGATTTAATTTGTTTAATCTAAGACAAAAATATTTTACTAATAAAAATAGAATTAAAGTTACTTTTGATTTTACAGGAAATACTTCATTTCACTTGGATAATACTTTATGTATTTCTTGTCAAGAAAAATTTGAAACTGGACAACTTCTCACCTTTGTAAATCCAGTTGATTCACAAGATGTAAATTACAAGTATTTTGGAAACCAAAGTAGTGCATTTTTTGGTATCACAGGAACTCCTCTTAATGTTGGAGCATCAACTTATGAAGTAAAATATGCAGACCCTGACAACCCAAGAGCTGAGAGAAGTTCTACTTATCGGCTAGGATATGGTTCCACAAACGACATTTATAAATTCGCTTCAGATGTTGAATATTTTCAGGTTGTAACGGCTATGACCATGGCAGAAGCCTCTCAATATTTTCCTACTTCATTCCCACCCGAAACTCTTCCAGATGTTTTGACCTCCAAAACTAGATTCATTTTGAATACAAAAGAAAGTATTGGAAATATTATAGGTTTAGGTTGGGGACCACCAACAGTAAGTCCTGAATATCAAGTATCTACTCTTTTTGAAGATTTTGATAAACAATACTTGGTAATCTTACAAAGGGGTGTTGACCCATATTCACCAAAATATAATAACAAGTATGACCTAAACGTTTTGTTTGGAAAAAACATGGGGTCTGATTCAAATTTAATAATAACTGCAAGTACAAAACTGAACATTCCAATTCAAAAATTGGAAACCACAACTATGACCGTTCAACCATTTACAGTTAATGGTCAGAACGAAATTTTTTACCCGTCCCACTTTTTCCGAGGAGGAATTAATGGTTCAACTACTGTCGGCACACAGTGGTCTGCATTTACCACATCACAAGTTGGATACTACTCATCCTTAGATGCATCACAAATTGTACGTACATATAACCCTAATCAACTTTACGGTTCCCCTTTTGCTCGTGGGTATTTACAAGTTGTAAATTTAGGTACTAACTTCCAAAATGCAATTATCTCCAGCCCTGCTACAGGTAATATATTCAACGGAACATTGAGTAACCGAATTGCAAGTTATACTTTTGATGAACCCTCAGCTTTCTATGGTGCAACAGAAGATTTATCTGGAGGTGCTGCTTTTGTTGGTAAATGTGATGGGTATGAACCTGATGAAGTTGGGATGTTCAACTTGACTTATACATATTACCCAACATTCAGCGCAACACCAATGAATATTCAAACAAACACAAGAAATGTGTTTAGAACTGATAGACTCCCAAGTTCTGACCAATTGGATGGTTCAAGCTGGAAAGTTAATCCGTCTTTACTACAACAAAATTTGAATTTTGGAATATATTTAATCTCCGATGAGAGTGGGTCTGCGGAGAATATTGAAAACACTGTGGTAAGCACAGGGGCACAACAACCTACTGAAGATATTGCGGGTCAGTATGGTGAAACTAATGTATTCAGTACCTTCACCTGTGAAAACATGGTTAGTCTGTCTTGTTACGATGGAACGGGTACTGGTTTTACGGTAAATTTGAACTGTTCGGAATTAGACCAAGTGGAGAGAGGATGTTATACTTTTGTAAAAAGAAGAATACGAGATATAGGAAAAGACATTCGAAATTTTAATGAATGGGCATACAGATTTAGATTTTTTTATGGATTATGTAGAGGGGTTCTAAGTCAAACATTCACAAACAATTGGGTTAACGGTTCATTATTTATGTTCCCAATCCAAGTCGACATTACTTTCGATTCGAACAACAAAGCTCTCCCACCAAATTATCCCAATAAACTCACATATTTTGATTCAAATACAAATAATTTTTATTTCAGAAGTAGCCCTTGGTCAGGAACAACAACTGTAGGTAGATTTATTGGAAGGCCGGCGGACATGAGTGCACCGCAGTTTTCATTGAATGATAGAAATCTTCTTTTTCCAACAACAATAATGAATTTGGGAATGAAAGATTTCTTTTATGATGAAATAATTTTTGAACCCTCGACCAATGCTTACGTAATGAACAATTTGAGTAACACTAGTTATTCTGACACATCTGATTTGGTAAATCTTTTTGTTATTTCAAGAATTCTTAATAAGACTTTTTTACAACAGATGTTAAATGCTAGAGATAATTCCGTAAATTCATTATTCACAAGAAACGGTAGACCAACAAGCCCATTGTTCAACCCAAAAAGTAGATTGGATGCGGACTTAGCACAACTTTTTTCTATCAACTCGGAAATAGGATTAGTTCCTTTTAGTCCCGAATATTATCCGTTCTCAAATAATAATCCAAATAATGCTGTTTATGTTTATACTCAGGGACAGGATAATCCTACGATAGGTGTGTTTTATTCTTCAACAACAGAAAATTTACAAACAAAAGATTTTCTTACACCAGGGTTAATCAATTTTAGATTTGACCCTAATGTTACCGCAGTAGTTTTCAATTATGGAATAAAATCACAACAAGTTCCTTTCTATCAATGGCAATTAACTCAAGGGTCTGTTTCTCAAACTATTTTTGGTAGTGAATTTAATAATTGGGCGACTTCAATTTCTGATATTGTGAGTTCACCTTATCAATCATTGAACAGAAGAAACTTGACCACACCAAATTATTTTGTGCCATCTGATACAACACTGGATGTAAATCAAAGAGGTTATATCTTCAATAAAAATTCTCAAGGACTTTACAGTGGATTGAAGTTTCCTGGTATGAAAGATAAGTTTATGGTTGGTGCTCCATTTCATTTTTATTTCGGTGTAACAAAAGGAGCTTCTGCTTTAGATAAATTCAAACAAAAATATCTCCCGAATGAATAATTTTAAAATTATACCGAGCGAGATACAATTTCCTGAGGCACCTACTGTAGACCAATCTATCCAAATTAGTCTCGAAGCTAAACAACAAGTCATAACGGAGTACGATAGAAGTTCTACGATTAGTTTGGAACAAGTTTATGATGATGAAAGACAAGCATGCACAATATATAGACCAACATTCAAAGTAATTTATCTATATGGGAACACAATAACAGGTTCTACTAATTATATACCTTTTCAATACAATCTTTATTACGTAAATGAAGTAGAGTCTGTTACAAGTGGAGTATGGAAAGGGTTTCCACAATATTATGAATTCGATTTTTTCAGACCTAATATTTCAGACCAACACGTTGATTATTTTGCAAAAAGCGCTTACACCTACAATTGGTCTTATTACCTTACATATGCTAGTCAAAATGATGAAAATAAAGTTTTAAGTACTACACTATGTGCAATTAACACGTGGGTTGCTAAGGACGGAATACCATTTACAATAAACAATATTCAGTTTCAAGGAAATAATGTTATTCAATTTGTTTGCGTTGCTCCCCACGGTTTAACCCCTGGAGAATATGTGAAGCTCTCTTTCAAATATCGAAATAATGATTTGTTTGAGGTCTTCTCTTTAGGTAATGGACAAACAGGTTCTGAGTCAAACATTTTCAATGTGTATAATTATGGATTCATTGGAACCACCTTTGACACAGGAAAAGTGGGTACATTCAAAAGAATGATTAACCCTGATAATCCTGTCGAGACACTATCAAAATATTATATACGACAACACAAAGTAATAACAACACCTGATGACTTATTAATGACTAAAGCAGGTTTCGAAAAAAATGTTTTTTTAGAAGAACAAAAACTTGAATTAAGTTCTCTCACTCCTAATCGAATTACAAGGATTTCAAAAAAAACAAGTAGTAATGCCTACAGTGTAAGTTCAGCTTACGATATAGATTTTTCAGGTGTCACTGACAATCAAAAAAGGCCGGTATCTGAATTATTTTTATCCATAATATTCAAAGGGTATTCGGGATACTTTTTTGACCCAACAAGGAACATAGGAATAAAACAAGGGTGGGAATTCAATATCACACCAAATCCAAACCAATGGTGGAACCAAAATAATGTAGACTCCGATACATCTATAGGATTGGAAAAATACACAAAAACACAGGGAACCACTCAATTTACTTTTGCATATAGTAAATCATTGAAAATAGGAGACATCATAGATGGAGACTTTTGTGAATGGAATGATTATGAACAACAAGAAAGGGTGGTTTCAACTTATTATCAGAAAATTATTTTCAATAAAAACAACTTTACCACTTTACCACAAAACTTCGGATATTATTACGCACCACATAATAAAATGACCTTGCGAAATTTTTCGGACTACGTAGAAACTGCTGATGTCGGTGAGGTGGACAATGTTCCGACATATTCTTTTTTCTCGCAAGTTGACCAACAATTCAGATGGAGAGACCTATACACATATGGTTTTATAGACTCGAACTTTATCGGGGTAGACTACCCTTTTTTGAATAGTTCACACTACCCTTTCGAGAATATAGTTTTCAGACTAATACCTGAAGGTGCTAATTATAATAGTACAATTCAAGGAATAAATTTCCCAATTAAGCCTTTAATAGATGAGTGTGAATAAGTTTACAATAGAGAGAACGCAAGGTGTTGACAAGACTATTAATGTCCCCATTGAATTGTCATGGGATTATGATGGTATTGACCAAAGTATAGACTTGTATGAGGAAGACATCATAACCCAAGTTATTGGTGTCGGGAGAGATTTTGAAGTGAGCAGATTTACAAACGAACCCTATACCTCTACTACCTTTAACAATCGAACTGAAGTCAATTATGAATTTTATTTTCACTCAGGTACATCAGTGACAAATATAAACAATTGGTCAATCAATTATTTGACAGAGGGTTTTTCGGCTCAAGATGTATTTTACTACAATAGAAATTTTTCTAACTCGTTTTTCAAATTAGATTTTTATGACTCGCCTGATGAAAAACAACAGATAAATTATTTGACAACAATTATTCCAACTCAGCAAGGTCTCAAAATGCCTGTTCAAATGCAAAGACAGGTGGTTCAAATAAACAGACCAAAGTTTGTTTTAGATTATGTTGGAGACAAGGAGGGATTTTTTATATATTGGTTGAAAAAAAGGAACTTTTTAGATATCACAAAGTTTTATATGACAGCTAAATTTTATAATGCAGAAATAGGTTCATTCATAAGAATGATGAATCAGCCCCAATCTTCACTTCCAAATTCCGAATTTACTTTCAATACTCTAACCAACTTCTATTACATACTAAATTTAGATTATCCTAAACAAACTTATACAATTACCACTACAAATGGTGTTAGACTTGGTGACCCGGCAAATCCGATAAAATGGTATGAATATGTTAATCCGCCACGATGAATAGTAATTTTTACAATATTATTATTTCACCCGAAACCATTCTCGGAGACCTATCGAAAGTAAATTATAGGGGGAATGAGTTTGGTGTTTATTCTGCCATGACTCAAGTCCTGAGTGGGGGCACGGGTGGGACTTCTACATTGACAGGTCTGACGGTTCCAATTCTTTTAACCCAAACTGCGATAGATGCTGGTTATTACGACCCGTTCGATGGTGCGGTTTTACAGAAAGATGTGGTTGCCAATTTTTTATTTTCAGCAACAACTGGTTCACCTTACACTTATTACGTTTATAACACCTCGAACGACTTTGCCAAATTTTTAGATTTATCTGTTTATACTATTACATGGGGCGACGGTTCACCCATACAAATCGTGAACAATTTTTCCCCTAACTTTATTTCACACACTTATCCATCGGGGTCCAATCAATATACTATAACCTTAAGACAAGATAACCCTTGGGGAACAACACTTGTAGAAAAGAAAATTACCACCCCTTTTACAAACATTGTTGCTCCTAATCCAAATGGGACCGCATTTTTTATACCGAGAGGTGGAAATTGGTCTGGTACACCGATAAGTTACAATTATATTTTTTCGGGTGATGCAGTTAATCAAGTATCGGCACAAACGAGTAATAGATATACAACAGTTCCTTATACGGTTTCAGGTGAGACAAAATCAAGACTTAACGAACTGCAACTATATGGTCCAAATAAATTTCAACTGTTTACACCTGTCATTCAAAATGCTCAAGTTTGGGGAAATATATTTGTTACAGCTTCTACATATACAGGATACACAGTTCAAGGTATTGATTACTATGATTACATAGATGGTACAACTGTGTTTTTTGCAAAGTCTTCAGGTTTCACAGACCAAAACCTAACGGCTGTTCCAATAACAAAAAACGAAACATTAATTAAGGTTATGGACCAACCACAGATACAGACGGATGTTTTTGTGGAAAGGGGTAAAAACAGTGCCTATGAGAGAGTTCAGAGGTTGGGAGAGGTGGACAACTTGGGTGATATGATAAATTATGGATACGGGTTCTTTAATGTTGAAAATAAAACAAACGGAGTTTGAAAAAACTAAATTAACTATTTATAAAAAAACTATAAAATGGCTATAGGTTCATACGGTACAATTAGACCAAGTGATGTGTCCCCTCAAGATGTGGAGATACTGATGGTTTATACGCCATCAAGAGATGTCACTAATGATTTTGTATTAACAAGATTGGATGCTCCAACAATTCTCAGACCTTATTTCAATAATACTGAGACTGGTGGAAATAATGGTGTTGAAGTTTTGGGAGGACTATATAATCTAACACTTCCCGCAGGTCAGTTCAACAACTTAGGATTTTATACTTTGTATATTAGACCTGCACAGATTAGAACAGTAATTACAGATTGTGGTGTGTTAAGTGCACTTCCCAACGTTAAAGGAATTGTCATTAATTTGGCAAACGTCCCTACCCAATATCAAAACAATTTTGTTCAACAAGGACTTGTTGGATTTAGAGTTGAATATTTAAATCCTGATGGTTCAAAAATCCCAAATTTCTTCAGAGTTGTGACCTCGTCATTTTTTTGTGAACCTGTGGTTACAAATGAGGTTAATACAACACAAAAGGCAATAAGGTATAGATATGTTCAAGGAACATCAAATTTACTTTTCTTAACCTTGTCACCTTCTTCATCTCCAACCAATAACCCAAATGCCACACCTTTCATTGGACAACCTGACCAAGATATCATCATTTCAAATACATTCTTCAATCCGGTAACACTGGAAATTGAGATGGTTGAATATGACGTTTCAAGCTTGGCAATTGCTCTTTATGGTAATCAGACCAAGTCTATTGATGATGGAATTTACACTATCTATGATGCTGAAAATAACATCTACAGACAATACAACTTGTATGAAATTAGAGACCAATTCAACGCTCTTCTTTATGAGGTTAGACAAAGTAGAGGTACAAATATTGATTTCAGTAAGAACTTTGCTTCAATAACAAGTTAATGGCGACAAGTAGAACAAAATATTTTTATCCCCCGAGACCTGGAAATGGTGCTGGGACCTTCTCTGACAATATAGTTGGTTTGCAAACTGTTAATGCGGGGGGTTTAACTTTAGGAACCTTTGATTTCACAAGTAATGTGACAGAGAAGGTGAACCGCAAGTTCAATGTCGGTGCTTTTTCTGAATTGATATCACTCGAAGACTTAAATATTGAGGATATATTTGAGTCGAGAAGGATACAAGCAACAAATTTCAGAGTTTATCCTAACTATGATGTCTCACAAGTTCTCAATTTTTCTCTTTATGGTTCTTTGGCAAAGAGATTTGAAGTTTCTGTTACTAAAATCATCAATTATTTCCCAGCGGCACTCGAAGTTGTTGTTACGAACTTAGAGTTGGTAACAGGTGCAACCGCGATTAACATCTCATATGACCAAATCGAAGATGAAACTTTCTTCGAAGTCAATCTTGATAGGTTAATCAATCCTTTCGATATAGATTATTCTGTAAGTGCCACAACAAATATTGAAGCGAGAGAGATTGTTCAGTCATATCTCAGAAATTTGACGAATTCGTATTTGGATTATTGTATTGATATCAATGATGACATTTATCAAGTATCATCATTTATACCTTCAGATACGTTAAGCTCAGGGATATTGGGGTTTTATGTTTCGGGTGCACCTTTTGGAACGACAGCGACAACACTAACCCAAAATTTTCTGATTAGACCAAATGATTACATTGTTGATAAAGTTTTCACAGAAAATTTCGATGAAGTTGAAAAGTTTTTGACAAATAGATTAGTTGTTCCACCATATACTGCCTTTTTCCAAGTACCACAACAAAATGTAGATGGTCAATTTTATACCGAATACAAACAAGTAACTTGGCCAAAAAACGGAAGTTGGAATTTGCTCATTAGAGGAATTGAGTTTGATAACTATTTGACCGAACTACAATCGATTGCGGAAAATTTGGACTCTTATAAAACCAATCTGGTTTCAAGATTTCTTGTTTCAGATTCATTGAAAGAATTTGATACGTTAAGTAGAAAAGCTGAAAAGATATTTCAAATTTACGGTAGAAGTTTTGACCAAATCAAACAATTTGCAGATGCTTTAGCATTTATGAACTCTGTAAATTACAATCCAGGTAATGATATCCCTTCACAACTTTTGGTTAATCTATCACAAACATTAGGTTGGAGTTCGAACTTCTCTCCGATTACAGATGAGGACTTTTTGGATTCTATTTTTGGAACAACACCAAATCCAACTTATCCAGGATATGCTCGTTCTCTCACCCCAACAGAAATTAATTATGCTTTTTATAGAAATTTGATTTTGAACTCCGCATATCTTTTCAAATCCAAAGGAACAAGGAGGTCAATTGAATTTCTTTTAGGTTTAATAGGTGCACCACAATCTCTCATTGAATATAATGAGCACATTTATCTTGCGGACCAAAGAATTAATATAGAAAGCTTCAATGCTCAGTATGCACAAATTTCAGGAGGAACTTATGCAGTTGATACCCCCACTTATTTACCTGGAGCAACTTATAAAATTAGGGGTCAATTATTTTCAGCCTTTACCTCTTCATCAAGTTATGAACTGGTTTTTACTACACCACAAGATTACCCGATAGATGCGGAAGGGTATCCAAAAGCACCTGTAGATACTGAAAATTATTTCTTCGAAATAGGTGCGGGGTGGTATGAGGTAACACCAGACCATAGAAGTCCTGATGACGTTGTTGTAACAGGAGATGTTTTCACGGGACAAAACTTTGATATACAAACTCAACTTCAACCTTTCACCTACGGACAAAAATATTTCGATAGGTTCAGAAATTTTCCATACATGGATTTGGGTTATACGTTGAGGTATGTTGTGGATAACAACAAATCTTGGCTTGCTGATGACGATAAGATAAGGGTTTCAAGAAATGCGGATTACAATGCCTATTATTTTACACAGAACGAAAAATTAGTATTGAATGCTAAGAATATTGATTTGTTTTTAAATCCCGCTCAAGGTCTGTTATATGATGTATGGGTTCAATCAAGAAAACATGATTTTCCAATTCCTGAATCAGGATTGACAATTGGTTACCCTGTGCCTGGTGGTGTTGACTCAACCTTTATAAATCCAGAGCCGAAGAAAAAAACATTTTTTGAATTCTCTCAGACCTTTTGGGAGAATATGATTAATGTAAGAAACAGACAATTCATTACTGACGGAAAAACAGGAGGATATCCAACTCTTCAATCAATATGGTGGAAGTATATTCAACAATTTCAATTGGACGGTACCGTAAACAATCAATATACCTATCAAAAGTTAATTGATTACCTCAATGGAATAGGCCCTTATTGGATGAAGTTGGTAGAACAAATGATTCCTGCCACCACAATTTGGAACGGTGGTAATAAATTTGAAAATTCAATTTTACATAGACAAAAATTTGTTTACAGAAGACAAAGGGGTTGTGAATTGGTTCCAGTTGTGAAACCTGACTGCGAGACTACGTCAGGTATCTTAGGGGGTACAAGTTCAAATCAATATTGGTCGATTTATATTTATCCTTGGCTCAATGGAAATCCAACTGTGTCGGATTTTAATGGTGTAATGCTTTCTGCTTTGAATACATTCCTAGCATCAAGAGGATTGAACTTGAACAATTGTGTAATAGATACCCTTCAGACCGAGTGGTATGTTGATTTAAGAATTGGTTCAACTATTTTGGTTCAAGAGATGTTTTTTCAAGGATTAGGTTCAACAGGTTACCCAAGCAATCAACAGTGGATAGATGCCTTAAATCAATACCTTCCTGAACTTTATACTCAGGGGTATAATTTTGTGGTAAGTGGAAACCAACTTACAATAACAAACTTGACCTCATCACCACTATACAACGGAGAACAACTAACATTGAACGTTGGAATAAACTTTAATATCAATTGTAATTAATGTTTTTTATTGGTTATGAATTAAATGTAACAGGTGATTGTAGTTCACAAGGCGTAGGTGTAATTAGTATTTTACCTTCAGGAGGAACGCCTCCTTATGTGGTAGAGTGGATTAATCCAGTCTTGCCACCAACTGAAACGATTTTAGGAACAAGTTTAGAAGAATCCTTAGAAGTACAAGCCGTTTCTCCGTCAGTAAGAACTGGTCTTTACCCTGGAATTTATCAAATCAACATCACTGACAGCGCACAACCTACCAACAACCAAATTTTAGTAAACGCATATGTTTCAAGTGGATTTTGTACTTCAATTCTTTCAGTAAGTGCAACTACCTGTGGGCTAAATAATGGTTCTGTTACACCATCTGCTACAACAGCGGCTTCCGCAGTTCAATTCAATGTTTATAATACAGGAAATACACTTGTTGATTTCATTGATACACAAAATGGAGAATTTCAAATAGGAGATTTAAGTGGTGGTACATATTATATTATTGCAGTTGATAGTGGAGGATGTTCAGCTAGAACATCTAATTTCATAGTTTTAGATTCTTCACCACTAGATTTTGGTTTTTACACTGTACCAAACTCCGCATGTTTACCAACAGGTGAGGCAATCGGTAAAATATATGTAACGGGTCAAACGGGAACCCCACCTTACACATATCTTTGGAGTAATAATGCTACGGGAAGCACGATAACTGGTCTTACAACGGGGGTTTACTCTTGTACCGTTACAGATTCCAATGGTTGTTCTACAACGAAAAATACTGAGGTAACCAATGTACCCACTTTGGGTCTTGTATATTTCAGTGCATACACACCCACTTGTTTTGAGGCCAATGGTGCATTAGAAATTTTTATCTCAGGAGGAACTGCACCGTATTATTATTCTGCAAGTACAGGAAATGTAGATATAAGTTACGCACAAAATTTTACAATCTCAAACATACCCTCAGGTGATTATGGTTTCGTTGTAACAGACGCAGGTTTATGTCAATTATATGCTGCAAGTAATTTACAGGCACCTAATTCAATCGGCTCCATATCTATAAATGCCACGAATTCTACTTGTTCCTCAACCAACGGTTCCATCGCAATAAATGTGGGACAAGGTACTCCACCATTTACCTATACATTGGTTTATCCTGATAGTTCGAACGATTCTACAACAATCAGTCTCCCGAATTATACCTTCAATAATTTGTATCAAGGCTCATATACAGTTTTAGTTGAAGATGATAGTTCGTGTGTATTTTCTCAAGTCGTAAATATTTTTACCTCAAATCTTTTTGAAATTTTTACTTCAACAACAGGTTCAACTTGTGGGTTGAATAATGGTTCAATTTATGTGGAGATGACGACGGGTGGAACGGCACCTTTTACTTATGCGGTGGATAACGTAAATGTTGTTCCGAATTCGAGTTTGACAAGTTATACATATTCAAACATCTCACAGGGTTCTCATGTGATTTCTGTTACCGATGCTAATGGGTGTCAACAATCTCAAACGGTATTTGTGAATGGAACTCCTCAAATGGAGTTCAGTTTATTTGCTGTTGGATGTGGTAATGGTTCAGAGGGTTCTATAACTGCACTAATATCTTCAGGAACTCCACCTTTTGTTTATACTTGGTCGAATAATGTTGCTGGTAATCCCCAATCAATAACCGCAAACAATCTGACAGGGGGAACATATAATTTAACAATCACGGATGCCAACGGATGTAGTTTGGAAAGAAGCACCATAATATCATGTTCTGCAGTCAATTCAGGTTATGTGCCTTTTGAGGTTGGAACTGAGGAATTAGTTGTTACTGTGGAAAGTGAAATGGGAATGTTAGAAATGCTCAATGATGGGTTCCAAGATTTAACAAACGGAAATCCAAATTGTATTCTTAACTCCGCAACATTTATTGCTTCAGTTTCAGTTACACCTGTCGGTCTTTATTTACAAGATGTTTTCTATTCAGGTTCAACTCTTGTTGATGTTCCTGCTTCTAACTTGTGGTATTCGGCTGTTGAAAATTTACTGATAGCCGTTCCTGGAGTACAGAGTGTAAACATCAATCCTCTCACAAATCAAATTACAATTACGAAGAGTCCAACCAATCCATATCTGAGTGGACAAATCATAAACATTTCAATTGCTATTGAATACGATATAAGTTGTTAAAATGGTACAAGTAAGATTAGATTTTATTTCGGGTGCCTCATATCCCGTTTCAGTGTTCATTGCAGATGTTTATGGAAACAATCAATCCCTTTTGGGAACAATTAATGCTGGTCCTGTACCTCCTGAAATAGCCTACAATTCTGTAATCCCTCCTATCTTTCAGACTGCACCTCAAATCATGCTTATTTTGAGGGATTCTGCGGGTTGTGAAATTTTCAAAATATTGGATTGTACATTCGGATGTGCGTTTAATATCACCGTCAGTTTGGTGGATTGTATTGTTAATATTTCAATCCAAGGGGCAGTCTGCACGATTGATGGTTGTGAAACTCATCCAACCTAATTTTTTTTCAAATTTTATTTCACTAAACTAAGTCATTCGGGTATTTATAAAATAAAAAAAAGACCTGATGTCCCTTCAATCAATTTTCGTTGTCAATACTGCGCCCGGTTGTGATAATTTCATTCAACAACAAATCTCTGCGGACACTTGTAATTCGTATATAATTAGAATTACACCTAATACAAATGCATTAGGTCCTTTTGATGTTTATGTAAGTACCTATCCCGACCCGTTATCTGCAGCAACACTTTATTATTCTGCACAAACACGAACGCAAATGTTGAACGGAGTTGTAGTTCAACTCGGTCCTTGTGTTACTCCTACACCAACACCAACTCCAACTACAACACCACCTCCTACAACACCTTCACAAACGCCAACAAACACTGCCACTCCTTCAGAAACTCCTACAAATACACCAACACCTTCTTTCACACCAACTTCATCCGAAACACCAACACCTACACCAACGTTTACAAGTACACCAACTAACACTCCAACTTATACTCCATCAGAGACACCAACTGAAACACCAACGCCAACAAACACAGAAACTCCAACCCAAACTCCAACAAATACACCGACAACAACGGAAACGCCGACGCAAACACCTACACCATCACCTTCTCCATCACCAAGTGTTTTTGAAATATTAATTATTGACCAACTTGGTAATGTCCTCATTACTCAAGATGGTAATCCATTAATCCTTCAAGAGGATTCAACGGCATACTTAGTCTCTTCTGGAGATAGTAGTTGTACTTGTACAACATATACTCTTACCCAAACAATCTATTCACCAACTTCTCAATGGACTAATGTATTGAGGTTCTTCTCGGATGCAGCATTGACTTCAACCTTCAACGGAAACAATCTTTGGTATTCTAATACAATTGACACCTCAGGAGGAATGTGGCAAATTGGGACAGATGGTTTTGTAATTGGATATTTATGTGAACCGTGTTAAAAATAAAATGAAAAAAGTAAAGATTAAAAATATTTATTAGCTATGGCAAATGTAAGAATAACCGATTTAAGTATAGCATTATCAGCCGCCCCCAGCGATGTGCTCTATATTGTAACGAACTACGAGCAAGGTAGTCCAACTTTAACCGGGGATTCTCAACAGATATATTTTTCTGCTTTGACAGACAGTATCACCGGGGGTACTAGTGGTTCGTCTGGAACAAGTGGAACATCTGGTTCATCAGGAATTGATGGTACTTCTGGTACTAACGGTTCTTCTGGTATTGATGGTACATCAGGAACGTCTGGCTCATCAGGAACGTCTGGCTCATCAGGAGTTGATGGTACTTCGGGTACTAACGGCTCTTCTGGTGTTGATGGAACATCGGGTACTAACGGCTCTTCTGGTGTTGATGGTACATCGGGAACGAGTGGCTCATCAGGAATTGATGGAACATCAGGAACGTCTGGTTCATCAGGAATTGATGGAACATCAGGAACGTCTGGCTCATCAGGAACTGATGGTACTTCGGGTTCTTCAGGAGTGGATGGAACATCAGGAACAAGTGGTACATCGGGGACATCAGGTTCTTCAGGAACAGATGGTACATCGGGAACATCTGGTACGAGTGGTACATCTGGTACAACAGGAACAAGTGGTACCAGCGGAACTTCAGGAACAAGTGGAACTTCAGGAACGAGTGGGACATCAGGTTCTTCAGGAACAGATGGTACATCGGGAACATCTGGTACGAGTGGTACATCTGGTACAACAGGAACAAGTGGTACCAGCGGAACTTCAGGAACAAGTGGAACTTCAGGAACGAGTGGGACATCAGGTTCTTCAGGAACAGATGGTACATCGGGCACTTCAGGAACAAGTGGTACAACTGGTACCAGCGGTACATCTGGTACCAGCGGTTCATCTGGTACCAGCGGTACATCTGGTACAACAGGAACCTCAGGGACATCTGGTACAACAGGAACCTCAGGTACATCCGGTACAACAGGAACCTCAGGTACATCTGGTACAACAGGCACGAGTGGAACTTCAGGGACTAGCGGTACATCTGGTACAACAGGAACAAGTGGAACTTCAGGTACAACTGGTACATCAGGAACCTCAGGTTCATCTGGAACTTCAGGTCTCAGTGGTGTAAACGGAACAAATGGTTCAAGTGGTACTTCAGGAACATCTGGTACAACAGGTACATCAGGAACATCTGGTACAACTGGAACATCCGGTACTTCAGGAACTAGTGGAACATCAGGAACAACTGGTACGAGCGGAACTTCAGGAACAACAGGTACGAGCGGAACTTCAGGAACGAGTGGTACATCAGGTTCTTCAGGAACTGATGGTACTTCTGGAACATCTGGCACCTCAGGTACAACTGGTACGAGCGGAACTTCAGGTACATCCGGCACAACAGGAACCTCAGGTACATCTGGTACATCTGGTACTAGCGGTACCTCAGGAACTTCTGGTACAACTGGTACGAGCGGAACTTCAGGAACGAGTGGTACATCAGGTTCTTCAGGAACTGATGGCACCTCAGGAACATCTGGTACTAGCGGTACCTCAGGAACTTCTGGTACAACTGGTACGAGCGGAACTTCAGGAACGAGTGGTACATCAGGTTCTTCAGGAACTGATGGCACCTCAGGAACATCTGGTACTAGCGGTACCTCAGGAACTTCTGGTACAACTGGTACGAGCGGAACTTCAGGAACGAGTGGTACATCAGGTTCTTCAGGAACTGATGGCACCTCAGGAACATCTGGTACTAGCGGTA